TGCTATCGCTAACATCTCAAATGCTCAAAATCTACGCACTAATTATCGTGCATGGACTGGTAATCTTAATGTTGATTTTGATTTGAATGTAAAAGAATCAGACTTTCCTAAAGAACCAGAGCGTAAGTTTGAATCTATAAACTCTCATGCTTACAATGAAATGGTAGAAGAGATTGAGAATGCTATTCGTATTCTTAAACTTACTGAAGAGGAAGTGGTGTCAACATCGACATACAATTCAATAGCCAGATATTTGTAGCATCGGGCGCCGCCAACCAGGGCGATGCGCCCTCTAACAAAGGAGACAAAATGATAGACCTAGATGTATTTCGTACTGAAGTTGATTCAGCAATTGCATCTGTTGAATACAACCCAGATGATAGAGATACTAATGTTCGTATTGTTGAGGACATTCGTAATGCTATTACTCAGTTGGCAGATGGAGTTATTCCATCAGCCCAACACATTGCTGAAGTAGCAGTTGCTACTAACGAGAACATACAAATCCGTGACTTTCTAATGGGAGTACAGTTAGAAAATAACATTGATTATGTAGGTGCTTATGTATCTTTACTTGGTAATACAATCAAGAAAGATAAAGTTATTCCATTGGCTACAGTATATTGTGGTTTGCTATATCAAGTAGGAGAACAGGAAGATGCAAAAGAATTCCTTTCTCATGTACTAGAACTAGACCCAGAATATTCTCTTGCCCAATTACTTCGCAGAGTATTTGCTGCAAACTGGGAGCCAGAAAACTTTAAGAATATGGCAGAACAACTACATGAAAAGGTAGTAGCAGGTATCTATGGACCAGAGGAGGCAACCAATGACAACAGCAGTTCCAACTAAAAACAAATCTGCATTTGTTCGTAGTGGTACAGCAGTAGAAGCAACATCAGCCAGTGATGTAGCCCGTCAAGCAGGTCTTGATTGGACAGTATCATTGCATGATTTATCAGCCAATTATTTAGTGCCAGGTAATGAGAGTCCAACACTCTTGCCTGTCAAAAATAAATTAGCAGTTGTAAAAACAACGGCATTAGGTGAGACGACTACTGTTGGTGTAGTTGGTAAGCGATACCAACCATTCCAAAACGGAGAAGTCTTTTCATCTCTTGATGCAATCATTGATTCAGGTGAGGCTCGCTATGCAGCAGCAGGTGAATACGATGGTGGTGCAAAAGTATGGATGCTATTGCAGTTGCCTAATGAAATGGAAATCAAAGGCGACCCACACGCAGCATTTATCCTAGCCAAAACCAGCCACGATGGTTCATCATCTGTGGTTATACGCCCAGTAATTGAGCGTTTGTTTTGTCACAATCAGATTAATAAAATCTATCGTGGCAAAAATCAAATGACATATACATTACGCCATACAACTAATGCAGTTCTTAATCCTCAAGAAGTTAAAGAGATTATGCAATTGACTTATACTTCTATGGAAATGTATACACAGTTATCTACTGTTCTATTAGAGCGAGAGGCTACCCGTGAACACGCAGTCAATTACTTCAAGAAAGTATTCCCACTCCCAAGCAAGGTGGAATTCTCACCTATCGAACTCCTTAGCAAAGGAGAAAAGAGTATGCGTAGCAGAGCATTCGCTGCTAGAGATAAAGCATTCTCTATTTACAATGACTCTCCAACACAAGAGAACATCCGTAACACAGAGTTCGGATTATGGCAGTCAGTCATTGAGTACGCAGACCATGGTAATCAGCGTAAAGACGCCGCCATTGCGACAATCAGTGCCCGCAATGACGGCTTGAAGTTGCGAGCACTAGAACTACTATCAGTATAGGAGACAGTAATGGGTAGCAATACAGCCTATGAGTTAGCAGAAAATGTTATTGATATTAAACAATCAATATACATTCATCTAACAGGCAATCATTATCCACCAGTTCCACCAACCATGGTAGAGCCTTGCATTGAGGCTATCTATTCAGCATCAGATGGAGATTGGGACAAGTTAATTGAACTACCATCTGGTATTACATGGAAAGGACAAACCTGTGCACCAGTTAGTGCAATTGTTCAAGCGCATCACCTCGATGCGTGGATTGATTCGGAAGAATAGGAGACAGAAAATGACCGAGCAATTATCAGTTACAGTAGAAGGGGCTACTTACTACCATACAAGTGAGTCGCTTGCAGCATTAATTAAAGAAGCAACAGAGAACAGAACAGCACTTAACAAAATGACCGAAAGATATAATGACAAGTATCAATTAGTTCAGAAAATTCGTGGTGATGTATATGAATTGTTCTCATCTAACTATAGTTCTGGAGATGAAGATATAACTTTATCTGTAGAAGATATCAATGAGTTGCTTAGAAGTATTGGCGCAGATGAACTTAAAAGAAATTGGTCTGCAACAGTGCAGGTATATCTTACTATCACAGGTATCGAAGCATCTAATCAAGAAGAGGCTACTGAGATTGTTGAAAACAATATCGAAGTATCTTACGCAGAAGATGGCGACTTATTTGTAGATGAGATAACTGTTCAGGAAGTTACTCCTGAGTAATCTTCGCACCACCTGGAATGGGTGATTTGTGATGGTGGGTGGTCCCGCTACCAGCGAACACGGGACACTATAAGTAGCGCCTTCCGTCCTTTGTGTGCTACCTTATAGCCAATTGAAGCGGGTCAGAATTGCTGTCTCCTTTTTGACCCGCTTCATACCTAACAGGAGACTAGGATAATATGACAACAGAAATAGAAAGAGATAGATACGGACGACCAATGGTTGTCCCACCTAAAAGTAAAAAAGCAGTTGCTTATACACGGGCTACTACAATTGCAAATAGTTTAGATGATGCCTCAGCATTAGTCGCATGGAAGATGCGAATGACAGCACTTGGTTTAACAACACGACCAGATTTATTGTTAGCAATAAGTGCAGCAGGCGAAGATAAGAATTTAATTAATGCATACATTGAAGAAGCAATGGACCATGCTGGTGCTAGTAAAGCAGCAACTATTGGCACAGCAATACATGCATTAACAGAACGGTTAGATTTAGGACAGGACCTTGGTGCGGTACCAGACCAGTGGCTTCCTGATATTAAAGCATACGAACAAGCAACATCTATTTTTAATCATGTGTTCATTGAACAGTTCTGTGTTTATGACAAAGATAAAATTGCAGGAACACCAGATAGAATTGTTGAATATAAAGGTGAACGGTTTGTTGCGGATTTAAAAACAGGACGCATTGACCATCCACATAACATTGCCATGCAGTTAGCAATCTATGCTCACGGCTTGCCGTATGACCCAGCCACGGCAACCCGTGGTACTTGGGGAGATGTCAACCAAGAAAAGGCAATCATAGTTCATCTACCAGCAGGAACGGGTAACTGCAAATTAGTATTTGTAGATATCAAAGAAGGTTGGAAAGGTGTACAGTTTGCACTGCGAGTAAGAAAGTGGCGAGACCAAAAGGGTCTTGCTACTCCACTAGAGTAAGGAGAATATGTGCCTAGCACGGAAGCACCTATAAGCATCAATCTAAAATCAGCAGGTGGTACAGGTATCACACTGCGAGCAGAAACTGCAGAAGAATTTGCAGACATGATTGCTAATGGCATTCATGTTATTGCTGATGCAGTTAAAGAAGTTGAGACTGCAATCAAAGGCGCAAGCCCTGTAATGTCAACACAATATATCGCTGCAAGTTTAGGAGCGAGTATCATTAATGAAAATCCAGTAACACAATCTATTGGTGGGCGAAACTGTCCACATGGAAGAATGACTGCCATTCAAGGAATGGGCAAAGATGGGAAACCATACAAAGGTTACTTCTGTCCAGCACCAAAGGGTGCATTTGATAAGTGTAAGAACCAATACGTACTTGTTACCAGTCCAGACTGGAATACATTTGTGCCAGATTCGGTAAAGTGAAAACACTTAGACGCTCAATTAATAAAGCAGAAGTGGGTGGCGAACCATTGCCACCCGCTTTTGCGGCATTTGAACGGGCTGGAATCATTCTGCGTAGAGCAGAGGTAACAGTTATTGCTGGCACTCCAGGTGCAGGCAAGTCATCTATTGCCCTTGCTATAGCAGCCCGAACAAAACTACCAACTCTTTATTTCAGCGCAGATACAAACGCACATACAATGGCTATGCGGTTAGTTGCTATGGCAGGTAATATGTCACAGCAAAATGCAGAACAACTATTAAAGAAAGATGCAGAAAAAGCACACGAACTTTTGTTATCTAACAATCATTTGTTTTGGTCTTTTGAATCAACACCAACACTTAAAGATTTAGATGATGAAGTATCAGCCTTTGAAACTGTATGGGGCAGAAGCCCTACTCTAATTGTTGTAGATAACCTAATGGATATAGCAATGGATGGGCATGAAGAGTTCCATGGTATGCGGGCAGCAATGAAAGAACTGAAGTATCTTGCCCGTGATACTAACGCTGCACTACTGGTTCTGCACCATACTAAAGAAGGCTTCGAGGGTTATCCTTGCCAGCCACGGTCAGCAATTCAGGGTCTAGTCAATCAAATTCCAGCAATGGTGCTAACTATTGGGCAAATGAAACAAGGTGATGATACTTACCTATGCGTAGCACCAGTCAAGAATAGATATGGCAGAGCAGACCAAACAGGAAACAACTATGTGAGTCTTGCATTCAATCCTGAGTCTATGTATCTAGAAGATGTTATCGTTAGATACCAACAGGAGGGAATGATGTGAGCAATCCACGCAAAGCAAAAGGTTCCAAGGCAGAAGCAGATGTAGTTAAATGGTTAAAAGCAAATGGTTTTCCATATGCAGACCGCAGAATCGCAGGAGCACAATTAGATAAAGGTGATGTAAGCGGTGTCAATGGAGTAACTATTGAAGTAAAAAACCATATTCGTATGGACCTTAGTGCGTGGATAAAAGAATTAGAAGTAGAAATAAAAAATGATAGTGCTTGGACAGGAACAGTTCTACACAAACGGAAAGGAAAGACCGATGTTAATGAATGGTATTGCAGTATGCCAGCCTATATATGGTTGGACCTTATTCATAGGGCTATGAATGGACAATCAAAAGCATAGTATTGCTGAGTACTTATCGTACTTAGGCGCCGCCTTGCCGCAACAGGGGCACGGCTGGCGCAAAATAAAATGTCCCTTTCACCAAGATTCACATGCATCTGCTGGAATAAACTTTGATGAACAAAGATTTAAATGCCACGGATGCGGTGTCAGTGGTGATGTTTATGATTTAATTATGGAACGGGAAGGAGGCACTTACATTGAGGCTATCAAATTCGCAGAGAGCATTTCTCTTACAGGCAACAGAAACATACAAAGCAAGCATTCATCTGGGGAAAGATTACCTAGCGAGCCGAGGGTTATCGGTAGAAGAAGTTCAGCGATTTCATCTGGGAGTAGTAGAACATCCACTTCCAGGTCACGAAGGCTACACGGGTAGATTAGCAATTCCATATGTAACACCATCAGGTGTAGTTGATATTAGATTTAGAACTATGTCAGGTGGTGACCCTAAATATATGGGAATGCCAGGGGCTAAGACAACAATGTTTAACTCACAGGCAGTACTAACAGCAGACGGATACATATGTGTCACCGAAGGTGAGATAGATTGTATAACTGTAGTTGCTAAAACAAATCATCCATCAGTAGGAATACCTGGCGCCAACAATTGGAAGCCATACTATTCTAAAATACTAGATGATTTTGAAACAGTAATTATTCTTGCTGATGGTGATGCTGCAGGACTAGAGTTCGGCAAAAAGATTAGCCGTGAATTAGGAAATGCAAATATAGTTCAGATGCCAGAAGGGCATGATGTGAACTCGATTGTTTTACAGGAAGGGATTGGATTTATTGATGAGCGAATCAGAAGAGTCATTACTTAAAGAAGATATCTGGGAATATATAAAAGACAACCCTAGATTGATTGGTATTCCTTTATCAGATAATAAAGGATTAGATATCTTAAATGCATTACGAGATATCTGGGAACTAAAGACAGTTGAAGCAAAGAACTCAGGGCTTAAAGTCTTGGCTGAAGTTATGCTGGCAGCAGCAGAAGGCAAAGGCAATGAGATAGTAGAAGAAGTCCTAGTGCAAGAAGCAATGATAGATATAGATGACAACTTAAGGGTGGTGCTAGATGAAGGACAGTAGATACGCAGCAGATATAACAGATGAACTATTAGATATTCTTTATAAGAAGCATCAGGACTACGGTCCGTTAAACATAGCCCATGCTCCAGGCGGTGCATTAAATGGGCTAAGAGTTAGAATGCATGACAAGTTAGCCAGACTTAATCACTTGGTTGATAATGGCGACACGCCAAACTACGAAACAATAGAAGATACACTGGTTGACCTAGCAAACTATGCCATAATCGGACTTATGGTACAAAGAGGTCAATGGGCAGGCATTGAATCAGGCAAGGGCTAGGTATTTTTTTAATGAACGACTCATATACGGAAGAATACGAGTCGCTTGTTGCTGCCTTAGCAAGTGAGTACAACAGGAAATATCCAATGGTTGAACGGGTAGACATAGCCCAGACATTGTGGCTATGGTTTGTTACACACCCAGTTAAGTTTAAAGAATGGTCTACCCTTGAACCAAAAGATAAAGAAAAGTTAATTGCAAAATCTTTACGTAATGCTGCATTAAAGTATTGCGAAAAAGAAAAAGCCAAGACTAGTGGCTACGAATATGTTGATATTTATTATTACAACAGTGCTGTCATAGAAGCATTTTTACCATCAGTTATTTCCGAATCATATGAAATCCCTACCAAAATTAAAGACCTTGCTCAAACAGTAAGCAGGTCAGAGGTATCAGATGGAAACAACTGGCTAGTCTTAAGGTCAGATATTGCAGCAGCCTATTACAAACTATCAGAGGCAAAGCAAAAAATTTTACAAGCCAGATTTACAACGGAATTAGGCGAGTGGAGTGACGTAGCAAAGGAACTAGATACAACAGCAGATGGTGCACGAATGAAAGTTCAGCGTGCAGTTACATCTTTGATTAGAAATCTAGGCGGATGGCGTCCTGAATCAGATGAAGATGTCTTACCTAAAAAGAAAGACGAAGATGAATCAGGAGAGTAAACATATTAGGGAATTGCTACACCCTACTGATTACTCAAAGGCAATGGACCTACGTGGTCAAACACTAGGCACTACCTGTGTCTGTGGTTGCGAAGTCTTTATCGCCCTTATAGCCTTTGATGAATACAAAGAAATAAACTTTTACTTCTTAGACGGAGAGTGTGCTAACTGTGGTTCAATGGTAACTCTTCCATATCCAAACGATGTTGAACCAGATTGTGATTAACTATGCCATCATATGATTTTAAATGTAATGCATGCAAAACAATAATTGAGATAAACGAAAATATTGCACCGCCTTGCCCCACTTGCGCTGCAGTTATGGTTCGTATATGGTCTGCTCCAGCAGTAAAGTTTAAAGGTTCAGGTTTCTATTCGACTGGAGGTTAAATGAACGACTATCCGAAGTGGGAAGGAAGACCAGCGTGTGAAGGTATTGATACAGAGTTTTTCTTTACAGAAGGTAGTTATGACAATTTGCCAATGTTAAAAAGAATATGCAACAATTGTCCTGTAATACAGCA